CACATTACCATTTCCATCAATAGCAGTTTGAACAGCTACGATTTCGTATGGAGAAGCACTTGTTGCTGAATCAACAGTATTTTGATATACTGCTAAGAAAATAGCACCAGGAACTTGATCATGTGTAGATTGTGGAATTGACAATGTATACTCTGAGCCAGATAAGACCCAATTAGCTTTATTGATCAATTGACTCTATGGTGTGGACAAGGTGGTTCCTCCAATGATTACTACATTATAATTAGATGTTGGTAGATCGCCAACGGTTACTGTGATATTACCTGAAGAATCAACCACGACATTAGCATTCTGAACTTGTCCAGTACTGGTGTCTTGTAGTTGTACAATTATATCAGATCCACGACCATGAGCCGCAGCAGATAAGGTATATACGTAGTCTGAGCCAACTTGTGTAAAATCAGAAGGTGTAGCAACTGTAGTTGATACATATTCAGAATCAGTTGGTGAAGCAAAAGGTTTCCATATTCCAGAATCTTTAATGTAAATTTGTAAAATACTAGTGTCGTCTATCTTGTAATACACATCACCATCTGTTCCTAAGCTTACATCTGGATCTGTTGTTCCACGTAAAGCATTACCTGAACCGCCACCAGCGTGAGAGTTAAAGTAAGATAAAGTTACAAGGTGTGTACCGTCAAGTGGGTCAGCCGCACTGATTGGAATAAGACTAGTACCTTGATAATTACGAACGGTTAGTACTCCACTATCGAATGATAGACGAGCACCACCTTTACCAAGGATAAAAGACTTTTTCATGGTTCCTTCTAAGTTAGAAAAAACTGCCATCGGTTACTTTCTCCTATGAATGTTTGTTTCTAATATTTATCCAGGCAATAAAAAAGGGAGATGTGATCATCTCCCTTTTGGTTTAAATGTTATCTTCTATTGGTGTAATAGGAAGCTGTTTAGCAATTGTACAGATGATAGTCATTAGACCTACTGAACTGTTGTTAACAGATTCGTTGAATACACAAGAAAGTATTTCGTCATTCGCACTGATTTCATGGTTTACTTCGTCTACTATGTAACGCTGTGCTGTATTAATATCAAAGTAATCTGGTGGAGCAATATCAGTACTACCTTCATCAGATTGTGCTGTACCACCAAAACGTACTGTCAACTCATTAACTACTAGGTCATAAGCATTTTCAATTGTTACTTCAATGCGAGTTACCAAATAACCTGCTGGTACAGTACCAATTACAAGTAGGGCGTTTTCGTAAGATGTATCAATTACGTTTTTAATTGCGTAGATATTATTAGCATCAGAACCTGGAAGACCTTGAATACCCTGTTCACCATTTTCACCTTTCGGACCACGGAATAGAATTCCAGGACTCCAAGATTTTTGTAGTGTAGTACTGTCTTGAATTACATAATACAAGAAACCAGTATCAGTGGCATAGAAAGTATATCCAGGATCTAAGTCAGTAATTACAGGGAAAGTATCACCTTGAGAATCAATGATGAATCGACCTTGTAGACCTTGTGAGCCACGGAACTGATATGGACCAGCCCATGTGAAAGTGTCTAAGTCGTAAATCCAAATAGTACCGTCATCGGTATCTAAGAATGTGTAATTATCAACTAAACCAGTTGTTGGTTTGGTTGTGCCTTGAGAATCAATATGGAATGGTTCTCCAGAATCGCCTTTTGCACCTTGTCCAAATGGAGCACTTACCCACGTTGCGGTAGGAGAGTTAGCAGCATTAGTTTTAAAATAAATGGTTGGTACAGTTTGAGTACTATTAATCGTTAGACTTAAGTACGACCATCCAATATCTTTATCAAGATCAAAAGTACTATCTGGAATCACGAATCCTACTTCATTTGGATAAAAGTTAGTTCCGTTAGCACCATCAGCACCAACTACTTGACCCAAATCTTGAATAGTACCGTCATCGTATGTAACGATTAAGTGACCAGCATTGTTGATCACTAAACTGTTAATACCAGAACAATTACAAGAACCTGAAGACCCATTATTAAATGAAATTGTCATAGTTCATTCCTTTTATGTTATGTCATATTACAAATATTTATCACCTCTTTCTGGTAAGAGCTATGCTATAAATAAGTAAAAGTTCATTATAGAGGGCTATAACGATGGCTTTAAGATCAAAGAATTTTCTTTTTAGAAGAATAAGCAAAGATGGTGAGGAACTTGATTATCAAGATTCTGACTCATGGTATAGTACTAACAACGATTACCATTGGAATGAAGTCTCACTTCCACTAGCTGCTGGTGGTTATTATGGCAGTACTTCTGGATTACATACAATCGCATTCACATTACGTAACTTCATTGGACGAATTTATGTACAAGCAACATTAGCGAGTGATCCAACGGAAGCAGATTGGTTCCCAATTAAATTCCAAGAATGTTGCAATTTTTATATCGAATTTACCGACACAAAAATCTACAATCCTGATTCTGAAGTTACCATTTATCAACATGGTGTAACCGGAACATTTGCTGAAAACGTAGTCGGGAACTTCACTTACCTACGTGTTGGTATAGATCGTAACTATATCAGTGTTCAACCAACTGAACTACAAAAAACAATGGCAGGTAAGCTAGAAGAAATACAAATTAATTACTAAGGGATTAGAAATGAATAACAAAACAGAACTTCCAAGACTATTTGTTAAAGGACATGTGCTAATTACCGATATTACTGATCCTGAGAATACATCAATTGTCGTTGATAAATCCAACGCAATTCACCCTGAAAACATGAGCCAAGCAATCGCATATGCTTTAGCTGGCAGTACTGATTCTTTGGGTGTTAGTCTAGGAGCTATCTCTGAAATGAGATTTGGTAACGGTGGTACAGTTGTTCTTAGTACTGGTCGTGTTACCTATAAAACTCCACGTATTAGTTCTTTCGGTGGTCTTTACTCAGAAACTTACGTGAAGAAAATTAATGCTAACGTTAATGCTGGTGTAGAAACTGAATATAACAATGTCAGTACTGTTCACATTCCAGGTCAGGTTTATACTGATATTGTGTGTTTGTGTACTCTAGGATTAGGTGAACCATCAGATCAAAACGTTAGTTCAACTACCGATATGGAAGGAAACTACGTATTTGATGAACTAGGTCTTTATACAGATGGCGATTCAGGTATGGCATTATCACACATTATTTTCCATCCAGTGGAAAAAAGTGCTAACCGTATTCTTCAAATTAAGTATACAGTACGAGTACAGTTACAGTAATAGGAGATACAAATGAATTATATTATTAAGCGTAGTAATGGTAAAATCTATGCTTCAGTACCTAACAATACTATCCTTGGTCCAAATCAACCTAATCAGAACCCTGTTCCGATTAACCTAGTTGGACGTGATAAAGTTAGTTATGGTCAAGCACTAAATGAAAACTTCTTGTGGCTTGCTGAAAACTTTTCAGGACAAACTAGACCTAAAGGTTCAGTTCCTGGCCAATTGTGGTACAGAAATACTTCCGGTACTGGTGAATTACTAATCTCTTTAGTAGATAGTGCTCGTCAACCTGATAATACTGTTCCAGCTACAGAATTAGATTGGGCTAGTATCCCAATGATTACTTTATTCAACACCGTTCCAGATGGTGATACTTCTATCATGGGTCGTATGGTTCTTACCAATAATGGCGACCGTTTGATGTGTCTAATGAAGAATAAAGAATGGCGTGAAATTCAAACTACACGTCCAATGAATAAAGAATATTCTTCTCTATTGGATATTAACTACGATACTGGATTTAAGTATATTGCGTTCACTCAAAGTACTGCGACTAAGCCAATTGCTTATTTCAACTTAGGTGGTGCGAGTATTACAGATGCAGATGGATGGGTTACTTTCCAGAATGGCGATAGTGTTCTTCAGTTCGGTTCAAACTATTTCTATGAATTGAAAATCATGGGTCGTCAGGTTAATACTGATGCGACTACTGGTGAAATTGTTCCATTCCCAAGCATCTATAGTACTTGGTTAGTGAAAGGTTCATTCTATGTAGATAATGAAGGTACAATTGTTCCTGGTACTGTTACTGCGAATCAAATTCCTGATCCACGTAAGATTTACAAGCTAACACAAATTGTAGACACTATTGATAGCGAAGACCAAACCTGGTCAGTTAACGTTGTAATAAATGGTGAAGATATTACTTTACCAAGTCGTTTGGGTTCAACTCAAACAGATTATAGCACATATGTTACGGCTTCTCTAAACAGTGCTAAGCACTTAGGATTCCGAATTGATGCTACCTTATCTGATTTGAACGCTGGTCAAACAACACTTACACAATGGTCAGTACTACTTAACTTAACTGGTATTCCACCTGTTGGAGTATAAAAAAAGGAGGCATAAGCCTCCTTTTTATATTTGATATGGCAAACTGTTTTTAAATGGTTTGCCATTTTTTATTGATTCCCATAGGGCATTCATATCTTCAACAATGTTAGAATTGTATAAAGTACTTTTAGCTCCTGGATGAAGTGGCTTAGGCCAGTTTCCTATTTTAACCCAAGAATATCCAGCACTTTCGTCATTTAGTTCTGGAATAAATTCTTCCTGAACAACTACAATAAATGAATAGTACTTGAACTTCTCATTCTTAGTACAGAAAACATCAAAAGGAATTATATCTTCAATTGGAGGTACTGATTCCCCCAATTCTTCAGCAATCTCTCTATACAAAGCTTCAATTGCTGATTCACCACGTTCAATCTTACCACCAACGAAGCCCCAATTATTTGAGTACGTAACGGTTTCGGAACGTAAGTTAAGCATCATACGTCCTGTACGTTTTGATAAAAATATAGCTCCCACTGCTTCGTTAGTCATAATTAATCCTTACGCATCTCTAAATGCGATTCTCCAATAACCTTGTCTGTATTTGTTTTGCACCGATTGATGCCAACCGACAATTTCATTATATCTGTAAAAATAAGTGTCATCTGCGTTATACACATAACCATTAACAGTACTAGGATCAACAATAATAGCACTATTACGATCATTACCAATTTGGAATAAATCGTTAGGCTTTATTGTGGTTTCACCGTACTGAATATTATATTCAGCAATATTAATGTAGTACTGAGCCGGTAATACTTGTGATAACTGGTTGCTTTCTGTTACGAATGATGTTATACTTATTCCACCAGTATACAATGAGGTATCAACCTGAACAATCATCTTGTTTGGTGCGTCTTCAGTAGGCATTTGAATAACATCTCCACGAATTGGATTTGCTTCTTCTATACCTTGCTGGAACTTCAAATACAATGATTTTTCTTCAAAACTTGGGTCAAGATACTCAAGGTATCTGTTCCATGAATAAATTTTACCATTACTCGAAAGAGGATTCAAACTTGAACTTACAAGAGTTACCTCATATGTTTCCAGAGAATTTGCTGCCTCTATTCGATTAACAAGAATACACATATTTTTAGGTGTATACACGTCAGTAATACTGTCGTTGTAGTTCCCTAAGTCAATTTCCAATTCATCTTTAGCAGTATTGATGTTGGTAACAATTTGTTGAATAAGTTTAGCTTGTTTAACATTAGCTGGAAGACTTAACCAAATTGGACATTCAAATGTCAATACCATAACATCTAAATCAGAATCAGTACCTTGTGGAAATCCTCTAGTACTGAATTGACAATCAGTAAGTTCAATATCAACTGTGCCTGTCCAATCATAGGGATTCTCAGTAACTTGTAAAACAACAGATGGGTTAAACAATGTTGCTATCTGTTCCCATAGTTCTAACTTGTTTGTCAAGTTAGTTGTCCAAATATTAACATTGAAAACTAGTTTCCAAGGTGTAGGGTTATATCTGGAAATTTGATACTGCTTGTCAAGTTCGCTAACATATTTGTTTTCTTCAGGACTAACATTAGTTCCCATGACAGAAGTATATTGTGCTGGAGCACGAAGGTTCGGACGATCAAGTTTCAATGACTGTACATTGATTGTAATACCTGGGGCAGATGGTAGAACGTTTTCAGAACCACCACCGATGATATAAGCTGCCATTCTTGAAATGTCAGCGTAGCGGCAGGGAACCGTTTTATAACGTTGGTTCCCGTTTGCGTCAAGGCCATTTTTTACTTGAAATTCTCCGAACACTCTGATAAGATGCTTCAACAGACGGCGAA